TGCCTTTGGCGATTGCTCTAGGATAGGGAGTAAAATATGGCTAATACATTTAAGGTCAAAACTAACGGAGCAATGCCCGCCAGTGCGGGAACACCATTGACGTTATATACAGTACCAAGTTCCACAACCACAGTTGTAATAGGTTTATTACTTTGTAATATTCACACAACAGCAGTTACAGTTGATGTTCAGCTAGTTTCTGATACAAGCGATACAGAAACAAATGAAACAGTTCTATTAGCCAAAGATGTAAGCATACCAAGTGGCTCAACATTAGAATTGCTTTCTGGTGGTAAGGTAGTTTTACAAACAACGGATATAATAAAAATTGATTGTAGTGTAACTGCAAAAATTGATGCAACATTAAGTATATTAGAAATTACATAGGTGATGATATGCCATTTATAGGAGTACAACCCGCAACAGTTCCATTGACATCATCAGATATTACAGATGGGATTGTAACTACTGCAAAAATTGCAGATACTGCAATAAGTACTGCTAAGATTGCAGATGATGCAGTTACTGGTGCAAAGATTGAGAATAGTCCAACAATAGCAAATGGTCTTACACTAGCTGATGGCAATCTTGTGATGGCAAGTGGTCATGGCATAGATTTTAGTGCTACTAGTGATGGAACGACTATGGGGAATGAACTTTTTGATGATTATGAAGAAGGTACTTTTACACCTTTACCTAATGCAAATAGTGCAACATTCAATTTTACAACACAAGCTGGGTTTTACACAAGAATTGGAAGAAATGTAAATTTTCAAATTTATGTAGTCATAGGAAGTAGTGGCAACACTCTTACAGGTAATCAACTTTATATTAATAATTTGCCTTTTAATAGTGCAAATACAACTAATAATGTAAGAAATTTTTTAATGTCTGGAAGAAATTTAAATGTAGATTCAAGTTATAATTATGTCATAGCTTCTTTAGACTTAAATAATAACTATTTAGTTCCTTTGATGATAGGAGATAATGTTGCACAAGAAAATTTTAGAGCAGATGATTTAGCTAATTTAAGTCAAATTATTATATCTGGCTCATACATAGCTTCATAGGAGAATAAAATGGCGATAAAAAAAACAACTGAAATACCAAAGATGGAAATTGTTAATACTTGGTGTATTCAAGTTGCTACTGATACAATAATCAAAGAAGATGGTGTAGAAATAAGTAGGTCAAGACATAGACATACTTTGAACCCTTATACATCTGGAAAAAATAGTGATGGTTCATGGACACATACTGAAACAGATATATCTAATGAGTCTTCACAAGTGCAAGTAATAGCCAATGCTTTATGGACAGACGAAATTAAAACAGCTTATAAAACTTGGCGAGAATCACGAGAGGTATAAATGGCATATATAGGCAAAAGTCCAGAAGTAGGAAATTATGTAAAACTAGATGCTATAAGCACCTCAAGCACTAACACATATAACCTTACTAAAGATTCAGTAGCATTTGTACCAGAGTCAGCATTGCATATGTTAGTTTCTCTAAATGGTGTTATACAATCCCCATTAAGTTCATTTAGTGTGTCTGGCTCAACAATTACATTCTTACCTAGTAGTGGCACTTTATCTTCCAGTGATACGATAGATTTTATTCTTGTGTTAGGTAATGTTCTTGATATTGGAACACCTAGCGATAGCACAGTAACAAATGCCAAAACTAACTTTGTATCAACATCATCAAGTGCTGGGTTGCAGATTAAAGGTGATGGCACTACAGATGGAACATTACAGCTTAATTGTTCACAAAATAGTCATGGCATAAAATTGAAATCACCAGCACATAGTGCAAGTCAATCATATACATTAACCTTTCCAACAACAGCACCAAGTGCAGATAAATTTTTGAAAACTGATGGGTCAGGAAATTTATCTTTTGCTGATGCTGGGGGTATAACAACTGCAAATAGTGGTGGTGTTTCTGTAAGTGGAAATGCAGAAGCTGATTTTTTAAATTTACCCTCAGGTATAACAAGAATCATGGTAAATTTTTATGGAGTTAGTGCTTCAAATACTGGTGGTTATGACCTTGCTATTTTAATAAGACTTGGAACTAGTAGTGGGTTAAAATCATCAGGGTATTCTAATACTTCTGCAAACATAAGCACTGCTTACACTGATGCTACTGGATTTACTGTTTTTGGAACTGGTAGTTCTAATGCAGTTTCAGGTATTGCAACAATAAATCATATGGGTAATAATGCTTTTGTAAGTTCTCATTCAATAAGATATGCTTCTTCAAATATTGCTACTGGTGGTGGTCATGTTGATTTAGGTGGAACTTTAGATAGAATTAGAGTACTTCTTTGGTCAGGTGGTAATTTTGATTCAGGTCTTGTTAACATAATGTATGAGTAATAAGGTAATATTATGACAACAAAAATTATTTATGATTTTGCTACACATAAAACAATCACTAGAGATTTAACAAGTGAAGAGCAAAAAGCTATTGATGCACAAAAACCTAATGCTGAAAAAGAATTAGCTTATCTTAGATTGGAGAGAAATATATTATTATCTGAAACAGATTGGTGGGCATCAAGTGATTTAACAATGACAGATGCACAAAAAAAGTATCGTCAAGATTTACGGGATATAACAAAAACTTTTTCTAGTTTATCAGATAAAGATTTTGCATTTCCAACAAAGCCAACGGAGTAAATTATGCCTTTAGTAAAAACACAAGCAGAAGGAATAAACTTAGCAGATACTTTTGCTTTTACTGGAACTGTAAGTGGTGTTGGTGGGGATTTACTTTACAGCTTAACTAGTTCTAGTTCTGTAACTGCACATGATATTTCAGCGACTTATATAAATTCAACATATGACAATTATCAATTAATAGGATATTTTGAGGGTGATGGAGATACAAAATATTTGTATTGTCAAGTTTTTGTAGGTGGTGTAGTTCAAACTGGTTCAATTTATGGTAATTCAGCTTCTGCACTTGATGGAGCAGATTATGAAAATAATAATACATCATCATCTTTAATTATTGCGACCACTACAGGAATGGGTGGGGCTGATGGTGAGGGTACTAGTGTGAATATGTTATTTCAAAATGCAAACAGTACTCGTGCACCTTTTCGTGTAAGTGGGATTGCTACTAAATTTGATGGTGATGCAAATCATGGTGGTACTGTTTTTGATGGTTCATTAAAACCTGCTAATAGAGCAAATGTTGTTAATGGTTTAAGGTTAAAAATGCACAGTGGTGATATAACCTATGCTGAATTTAGGCTATATGGGATAAAAAATTAAAATGACAAATAAAAACAAAATGGTTGATGGAAAGTTAATTGAATTAACTGATGAAGAACAATCACAGTATGATGCAGAACAAAAAGCATGGGCAGATGGACAGGCTGATAGAGATTTAGCAGAATTAAGAAAACGAAGAAATACTTTATTAGTTGAAACAGATTTCATGGCTCTATCAGATGTAACAATGACAGATGCTTTGAAAACTTATAGACAACAATTAAGAGATATAACCAAAACATTTAAATCAATAAATGATAAAGATTTTAAGTTTCCAGATAAACCAGAGTAAAAAATGTCCAAACCTTCTATTCAAAGCATAAATTTAAAATTAGAAAAACATATTGCTGTAAGTGATGAAAGATTTATTGAATTATTGAGTAGGGTTAAGAGATTAGAACATATAATGATAGGTACATCTGGCACAGCAATAGTAATGCTAATAGGTTTACTCGTGAGGTAATATGGTAGTTGCAGAAATTCTTACTGGTATTGCTCTAGTAC